GTAACATTTACTACAATAGGTAATCCAGCTCGCATTCCCTCACAGGTTGCAAGTCCAAACCCCTCATTAGAAGTTAAATTTACAATTAAATCGCCTGAATTATAATATAAGTTTAATTCCTCGATAGACATATTTGGTTGAGTAAATACATAATTACCCCCATTAGAGCAATTTTTAATTACTTCAGGTATATCAGTTCCGTTTTCATCCACAGGATTTGTATGTAAAAACAAACATACCTTATCACGCTTTTCTTTTGGTAGTTGTTGAACAAAATGATTAAAAGCAAGGATTAAATCTCCTGGTTGCTTTCTACGAATATTTCTATTGTTCCACAACACCACAAATTCCATTTTATCCAAACCATACTTTTTCTTAAATTCCACCAAATTCGGTTCATCTTTTGGTAGTGGTTTGAAATGCTCAGATACACCATGTGGAACATACCTAAATGTCCAATCAGGTAAATCCATACCATACTTTTTTAGACATCTTTTATTGATACCATATGTTTGTTTTGATATTGCCATCAACAAATCACAGCTGGCGTAGAATGGAGCATTCCACATCGGGTCTGGCAGATCATCCCATATATTGTAATAAAAAATAGGAACGAACTGCCTAATTTCATGCTCCATTTGATACAACCAAATCCAATATCTTGGGTCAGTAAAGTGTAGAATAGCATCAGGTCTTTCAACATTAATTAATTGACGTACGGTATCAGGATTTCCATACCCATTTGTACAATAAATTTTAAGTGATGCATCCTCTACCCCACTTTCTTTTGCAGCATCCTGTGATACATCTAAAATCTTTCCATTATCAGGGTGATTTAAGGCTGCTCCTAATTGTACCCAATCGTATTTATGAAGTGTTTTTAAGACAAATTCTTTGGATTGCGTTGCTATACCACTATGCAATCTTAAATCATCCGAAAGAAGTAATATCTTTTTTTTCTTTGGTTTGTTAGGGTCTATTTTCCTAAGCGTTGGTAATTTTAATTCCATATTTTTTTCGTAACTACATTTGTAATAAATACAATTTCTACCCAACAAAAGTTGCTTTTGAGCCGGATATTTTTAACATTTTTTTAAAGTGGCTTAACTCCATATGGGAAATTTCACCAAAGTAAATTATCTTATCACTATTCCTTGCAATCAATTCATATTGGTGTAATTTTTGAGTTGGATGATAGGGTTTATCATAATAAGATTCGTTCATCCCACTATAAAGGTTCATTGGGGTGGATGCTGAATTATATTCAATATACTTAACACCCATCTCCAATGCCCACTTTTTAACCCACTTTTCAACACCATTTTGATTACCCCTCGTAATCAATATTAAATTATCACCATATGTATTTTTCAACTTAAAAACCAAATCTTTTATTTCCATTCGGTTTTCATATCTATCACTACCTACCAATGAAATCCTGATCATATCTTTTCTCCTGTAAAATCTTGGTTTTTGAACCATATTTTTTCTCATATATATCTAATAAAAAATCGGTTTTAATTCTTTCTTTTTTAGAACACAAATCTTGCTTATCCTTAAAAGGGCAAAACTTACATTGTTTATTATTATAACCTGCCGTTGCTGGAAATTCACTATCCCTTTTAAAACTACCATCAGTATTAAAAACTTCTTTTACAAAGTTTTCAAAAACATCTACTGTCTTTTTAAGGGTTCTACTTCCATTTGTTGGTGAAAAGTTTTGTAATCTACTAACACCATACATTATTGCCTCATTCAACTTTCTTTTTAATATCAAATACTTTACATCAATCTTTTTTTGGTCAATCTCAAATTGTTTGGAAAAATAATGTTTGTATAGGATAAGCTGTGCTGTTTTAGTATCATCTGCTTTTTGATAATTGTTCCAACCATTAGTGGAAGTTTTAATATCTAATATTAAAATATCACCAGTGTTAATATCCTCAAAAACGAGGTCTAAATAACCTACAATTTTTAGGTTTTCATAACCTTCTAATATAGGTTGATATATTTTAGTTTCAATACCAAATAACTTCCACTTCCTGGTAGAAAAAAATTCAACTCTATTCTTTTTTAATTCATTTAATATTTCAACCCCATCTAAATAAAATTCATTCATTTGAGATTTTGTAATCCATTCTTTTAAATCACCCCGTTTTTCTAATAAAGATTTATACTCCCTCGCCATAGTATCCCTAAGTAAAGCAGATAAATCCATTTCATCGGATTCTAATGGTGATTTTGTAAAAAGAGTTTTTAACCATTCTTGAATAGTTTCATGCATACTCGTCCCAAAAAGGAGGTGTATGGATGGTTCATCTTCTTTATGACCATCCATATATGTAAGTTTCCATTTCTTTGGGCAATTTGCCCACATAGTAAATTGTGAATATGAAACCTTTACATCACTCTCACTTTCAGGTAAAGTAGTGAAATCAAGTATGCTACTAAACTCCTTCTTCATAATCAATCAAAAAAGCTGGAAATGATTCTTGTCCATTCAGACCCAAAATATTAAACTCAAAATAATCATTTGCATCATCAAAACTCATACCATCATTCATAAGTTTTGATAGAATGCATTTGATAGAGTATAGTATTTTTGGTTCGGTTTGGGATTGAGTAATTTTACCCAATATACAATCATCAAAACCATCCAATACTACCATACCCTCATATACATCATCCAATATATTATTTACCCCATTTTCCATTTTGTACCATTTGAGCGATTATACCATATACTGAAAGGTCTTGGAATGTATCTTGTACAGATTCGCCAACTTCATCGGGATGACCTAATACTACTAATTGTTTTAAACGATTAATCTTATCGTTTATCCTAAACCATAATCCGGTTAGTGATAATTTTATATCATCCGGTGTTTGAAGTTGAGTTCCAACAGAAATATTTCCTGACCCATAATTCCTTTGCTTTTTACAAAAGGTTTCATATTGTTCCCACATAATTCTTTTGTATTCATCCATCATTTCAGGATAAACTCTTTCACAATACTCTTTTGCTGTTTCTTCGTTATTTTTCATCTTTATACATTTTATCTATTTCGGAATCTTTTACTCCATATTTTTTTATAATAGTTCTAACCTCCCCTTCAGTCAACATCTCACAATACTCTTCTGCTTCTCTGCTTGATACCTCATAGTATTTACAAATATACGAAATAATTTCATTAGAAACAACATTTTTTCCGGTTTTTTTAATATATTTATCAAAAGTTTTTTTCTTTGGTAAGAAGTCTAAATATATTTTATAAACACTACCTGCATCTAACTGACCATTGGTAAATCGCTGAACCTCATTGATTAACTCAACGAATTCCATATTCATACTCAACCAACGATTAACCAAATAGATATTAAATGATTTTTTATCTGCCTCCGAAAGAGTTTCCCATTTTGTTTTACTTTCCTTCAAACCAGATAGATGCTCAAAAAGCGTTTTGGTTTTTATTACCCCATCCGAATCATTGCTTTTTTTCTTCGACATCGTTAAATAAACCTTTTGGTACAAACTTTGGATGAACAGTCCCACACTCACTACAAATAACCACAGGTATTGGAATCATAGATGCCTGTCCCGTTGGAGATTGAATCGCTGGTAATTCTTTGAACATCATTCTCTCCTCAAAAAATATACTATCACAATTTGGACAACTAACTGTTTGAAGTTTTGTTGGGTCTACATTAAACCCAATTTTTTCACTCTTTTGGTTAGGATTACTTCCCTTAAAATCTACTATTTTTGTCATTTTTTTACATTAAAATATTTACAAACATTGCCATTACATTTATTTCTTTATCCACAACCAAAGAATCTTTGTATTGTGCTTCTGCTATATTAAGTATAGTTACACCAACTTTATTTCCGGCATACTCATCAACCCTCTCATACAACATAGAGTATAATTTAGTGTAATCTCTAACCCGAGAATCAGCCAATATTTGACGGATTGTATTGAATTTCGTTTTAGTATCAGAGCCACTTTTTAGTGTATCTATAATTTTTTCAGCATAGGTCAATTCAATAGTAGATTGTTTATCAATAACTAACTTACCATCTATAACTTGCCGTTGTGCGGAATTTATTACCCTGCGAATATCAGGATAACCACTATTAACAATTGGAGCCAAATCCTGCATTTGGAACTGGATACCCTCACCCATTAAAATATCATTTAACCTTTTAGCAACTTCTTTTTTAGATGGAGGTATAATTTCAAATAATTGACACCTACTTTGTATTGGTGGTATAATCTTTTCGGGATAATTACAAGTCAATATAAATCTCGTACTCTTACTAAATGTTTCCATAAGATTACGAAGTGCTGCTTGAGTAAATGATGTTAAGTAATCAGCCTCATCTAATATTACTATTTTCCAAGTCTTAAACCCAACCGATGCAGCAAATCCTCTGATTTTATCTCTCAATGTATCAATACCCCTTTCATCGGAAGCATTGATATACATATAATCACAATCAATACCATGCACTATAATTTTAGCAAGTGTTGTCTTACCTGTTCCAGCAGCACCATGCAATAGTAAGTGCGGAACATCATTATTTTCGATGTATATTTTTATTTTTTCTAAAATATATTCATTTCCAATATATCCTTCAAGACTCCCCGGTCTAAATTTCTCCACCCACAAACTATTTTCGTTCATCTTCCTACTTCTTTTAAATATTTTTCTTTCGATTGTTCCCAACTCATTCCTATAATATCAACATAAAATAAACTTTCAGGTTTAATTCTCCCTTCATCAAACAAGGTGGTGTATCTACGAATTGCTTTGGGTTTCCACCAATTTATCGTATATTCATCGCCCTTAACAAACTTATCTTTCATAACCAATTCTTCTTCACTTATCTTTCCCTGAAGAAATTCGTTGCCATTCTCATAGAATGGCGCTAGATACACCCCTCGTTTGAATCCGTGATCGTAAGTATCGGATTTAATACCAAGCTCCTTATAGATTTGATGTATGATTTTTTGTTTTATCCCACTAACAGGCCCGTTTCTTTCGTAACCCATATTCGCACCGTTTCTCTCCCTCTCTTCGGTTATTTCCTTCTTATACCAATCTGAATGGTTTTCTTTCAACCATTGATGCCACGGGTCATACACACTATCATCGGGTTTGGTACTAATCTTACCCTTACTTTCCCCCAAAGTTTTAAAATGAGGTATTCCATTATATTGAGAGTGAATTCCATACAATGAAGTCGTTCCTAATGCTATCAATACATTATCATACTTCTTTTTCCAATAATTTCTAACAATTGGTGATGTAGCAAGTGCGGCAATTAATTTACCACCTAAAAAGTTATAACCAAATGGTTGTGTAGAAACAATCGTAGTTGCGATACTCGTATTGTTTAACTTCCCTTCTTTAAACTTATTATCCTTACTCCACCCAATGTAGGCATCTCTTACACCCAAAGATGTAATATCAGAACCTAATGAAATTTGCCCTAAAATCTTTCCACTAACCTTATCCTTTACATAAATCTTTACATTTCGACCAGGATTAGCAACAAACTCCATCGTATGGATTAGTTTTCGGATTTCTGTCCAACGAGTGGATTCCTTCGCATTATCATCAACAATTTCTACATAGGGTTCTAATGCCTCTATCTCCGAAATGGTCAATTCTTTATTGTAAATATCCGTAGGAAACCACAGTGATTCATAGTGAAGAGCGATATTTGCTTTTTTAGGCATAGTGTTTTTTAGGTCACCATTCCATTCTTGCCACTTTTTGTAAAGTGTCTGCTCTTCTACTGACATTGATGATAGATAGTTCAAATTATCAATGAACTTCTTTTTTTCAACATCATAGTTGAATTCGGGTTTTGTTGGTTCAGTATCCCAAAACATATTACTTCACTTCAACTAAATAGTATTCAGATTTATAACCCTCACTCTCAAAAGAACATTGCGCCAAACCAGCAGTTGCAATTTTCATAATTGCTGATTTTGGTGATTTGTTTGCATTCAAAATTTCTTTCAAATACTTTGCTGAAAATGAAATTGGTTGAATTGAATCCTTACTACACTTACAATCAACTTTAATAGAAATTCTATTTGAGTTAATTTTAGCATATCCCAAAATGATTTCACCTTTACCACCTTTACATTGGAATGTAAAAGTATCAGATTCGTTCAACGCACTTTTTGATTTAATGAACCTACTAATAAATTCATCACTCAAAACAATTTCAGATTCAAACTCAGGAATTTGTTTGATATCAGGCACCGCAGGAATAACCGAAACATCAGCCATCATATAATTCACAGTTGTTGAATTATCGGAAAACTCCAATGCAGCACTTCCAGCAGTTACATTGATGTTAGCATCCAACACACCCAATAGATTTTTTAGTTGAGATGTTGTATATACTCCGAATTCACCATTAGCGAACTCACCATCTTCAGATGTAACTGTCCCAAGTAGGGTTTTATCATCTGAAATGAATTTTACACTCATACCATCATCGGTTGATACAAGTTTTACAGATTCAATTTCACCACCAAGATTATAGCGGCTAATGAATCCTTCCAAAGAGATTTTTTTCATAGTTTTTTATTTTTTATTTTTATACAATATACGAATAATTTTCTTAAAATCCAAAAAATTGTGATGCTTTTTGTAAGTTTTCATTGGGTAAATCCCACTTCATAGCGTTGTAAAAATCATCTATTTTGTTTTGAAGCGAACCCTCCCAAATAGCATCTAAGTCTGCGTGGTCATTGATAATCTTTTCAATCTCCGGCGGGTCATTCCACCCCGTGAAACCAATAGAGTCTAACCCCCATTGATTTTGCTTTAAGTAAACCCATTTAATTTTATCACCGTCTTTCATAGGTTCATATTTGTAAGGACACTTAAAGTATTTCAATAATTGATTGTATATAATAGCCGATTTAACATGCGCAGGTGTTCCTTTGGGTGATTTACCCAATGATAATTTACCATTATCATATTTACTCAACTCTTTTACAGCTGAATTCTTTGCTACATCTTTTTTGGGTTGCGTTTCCATACCCTTCTTAAAATCTAATATCTTTTTGTCAATATCCGATTTATTCACCCCCTTCAATATATCTGAAAGTACCTGTTCCATTACACCCTTAAAATAAGTTGGAAAATCAGAGCGTTTAACATCTAATCCCTTCGCATCTATTTTATCACAGGGAACAGTATTATCATTAATAATCCATTGAGCATATCTCTTTTTAGCAACCCAAAACCCTGCTTTCGCAATCGTTTCTTGTTTAATATCAAATCGGTGTTTATCAATATTAAACAACCTCTTTGCCATTACATCATAGGTTTTATTGATATACTCCTGCACCTCTTTTGCAACGGATAAAATTGCAGGCACCATTTCTTCATCCGATTCTACATTTATGTTTGGATTTCGGTGTTTTACAAGTGGTAAGGCTGAAAAATAAACAGAATCAGTATCAGTATAAATGTTGTAATCACCACTACTTCCTATTTGAGATATGTAATATTGATTGGCAATTTTTTCAGTAGTTTTAATCACCGTCTGCCCAGTAATTGTAACCGCTTCTGCGTTTTGAACATCATAAAATCTGAACGATGGCAAACCTAATACACCGTAGAGTGAATTCAACATAATCTTTTGAACAAGTTGGCGTTGGGAATAAAACTTATACAATTCTTTGTTTCCCTCCTTACCATACTTTTTCATCAAATCTTTGTATTCAACCCTCTTATCAAACCACACATTAAGAATTTCAGGTATTACACCAACAGATTCATTTGAGTATATAATTCCATTGGATGAAATAGAATACCCATTTGTTTGTATTAGTTTGTTTAGTTCATCTCTATTCATTTCCGGCAAAGCCTGCCCATCCTCACAAACAATTTTATATGATTTAATATCATCTTTGATATACGCCTCACTAGTAAATCCGGTTATTGAACCAACCTTTGTTTCTGGGCTGATATTTAAACTCATAATAATGGATGGGTATAGGGATGTTAAATCCAAATCATACAACCATTGATACAATCCAGGCATCGGTTCTTTCACATACGCACCCTCAAACTTGCCCTCGCTCTCTCCACCCTCTCTTTTAGGTCTATTTGGTGCTACCCTACCACTCCTTCTTAAAAAGGTTAATATAGCCCCTTCTAACCACTTAGATGAAAAAAGAAAATCCTCATAAGGAACATGCCCAGAATGGCATATCGCCCTTGCTAAATCAATAAATTGTAGTTTTAAATCTAAATCTACAACCAATTTAACATCCTCAATATTGTATTCAATAAACCTCTCTAAATCATCTCGCATCAATTGGTCCAAATTACCACTATAAGTAACTTTACCCCTACCCAACTCTAATTTAGAAATAGTATCTAATCTATAATTTGGAAACTCCTGATAAGTGTAGGTTTTATATAACGCTAAATAATCTAAACAGGAAACACCTGCAATTACATACCTTTCTCTATTCTTTAAGTAATCAACTTTACCAATAGGTGATATTGAATTTGCAATCTTTTGACCAAGTATCTTCTTTGCTCTGTTGTAAAAATAAGGTATATCAAAGAAATCAATATTCCAACCCGTTACAATTGTCGGGTTTATTTCCTGCCATTTTTGGATAAATCCCCATAACAAATCCCTTTCATTGTTAAAGATGTTTACTTCTGCACCGGATATGGATTTAGATGAACTACTCCCACCCAATACATACACAAAGTAATCACCCGTAGCAGAATCGTGTGCTGCGATAGATGTTATAGTATTATCCGCCATTTGAACATTCGGTAGACCGGTGTTCATTTCAACCTCAATATCAAAAGTCAATACTACATTACCTTCCGAAACATCATCGGATGAACCATACTCATCAATTAAAATTCGGGTATAATCGTTTACATCGGATTCATATAACTCTAATTTCGTATCTTTATCCCAATAAGTAATCTTCTTTAATCGTTCACCATGTATAGAAAAATAAGAGCCATTTCCATCAGGTGTGTAGGCGTATCTACCATGCTTTTTAACATAATACCCCTTAACATCATCCCAAAAGTGAACAACATTTTCTTCTTTATCATAGTATATGTTTTTATACATTTATTTTATCTCCGATAGTTTTATGTGCAACTCTTTAATCATTTTATCTTCATTCAGCGATAATTCTCGTATTCGTTCAATCGCTTTATTTTCTTCATTAATTCTAAACTCATCATTATCTAAAATACTATCCAATAAACTAAATAGTTCCCGCTTTGATTTAAAAAACAAACCATCAGGTTGGATTTCGTGATAGCAATCTGATTCTTGAAATATCATAGGTGTTCCATTCATCATACAATCCGTTGCAGCAACAGACCAACCATAATTTGTCTGCCTCATCTGAATACCAATTTTGCAATTCTGCAATCTACTATAATATTCGTGCTTTGGTGATTTTGAATTATCAACCCAAGCATAGGGCGCTTCTCCATCCAATTGTGGAATCCAAACCGTAAAATCTTGTCTTTGCTTTCTATAATCCACCATAAGTTCCATAAACTTTGGATAACCTTTGTAAGCTGCTGCTCGGTGATTGAATACAATTATATTTTCCTTTGTAGGAGATGGCTTTGATACGATTTTAGATGAATCTACCCCCAAATTCCAAACCTGTAATATAGTATCTAATTTATGGATAAATTCTTCATTAAAGGTTTCTCTTGCTTCTTCTAATACCCTATTCTTTTGGTCTTGGGTGTTAAGGTAGCAAGCATCCATTTGAGAAACGCCCAATATTTCAACAGGCAACCATAACCACTTTGGTTTACCCGCTCTATTATCAGGCCCATTACATAGTTTCATTTCCCACCAATGGCAATACCCAACAACTTTGGTCTGCATTGATTTACGATAGCGACCTACTTGCGGCCAATCGGGGAGGTGTGAATAAATTACATCATAATCAATATCCCTCAATAAAGAAATAAGTTTATCAGATGGAAATGACCTTTGATTCATCATATCGCCAGGAATATCAATCTGATGTTGTTTTACATTTGGTAAGTTTAGTTTTTTTGTAACATTTCCCGTAGGAACTAAAACATGCCAAAAGTATTCACCATATTTTTCTAATGCTTTAATATGGTTATGAATTACATCAATAAATGAGTCCTTTTCAATATTAGAAGAGTTTGTTATGTTTGGTATAACAAGTACCTTCCTTGCTTTATTGTAATCTATTGCTTCCCAGAAACTCATTAATCTAATGTATTTTTAATTGTTGTTGGGAGTTCTATTATTTTAAAATCATAGTTAAGCGGACTTAAATAATATTTCAATTTACGCATTGCATCCGGTTGATAATCGGTTTTCCATCTATCTTCAGCTAATGGCCCATTATGATGAACTAATATAACTAATTTGGATTTAACCTGCTCTCTAGCCTTTGTTTTTGAGTTTTCAATTGTATTATCGAAAATGTGATTAAATATATTGTCCCATTTGAACATAGCGGATGATAGAGCTAGGCACATAGTATCTTTATCTCTGTGAGATTCAACTTTATTTTGTAGAGTTTTCTTACCACTGCCAGTTGAATAATCAATCCACACTTCATTTGCTCTTTTTAAATTATTTAATTCAATTTGTTTATTACAAGCTTTCAAAATTTTAGTAATTTGAAATCGTGTAAACTTCATTTCTATTAAAAAGTCTTTGTTAGATTGATCACCAACAGGTACACCATTATTATATTGTCCAATAACGAACTTAACCATATCGTCTGTATTGGCGGGTTTTTTTACTATATCATCACGTTTGTTTAATAAATTACTAACTGCTATCAACTCTTCGTTTGTAAAATCACGATGTACATTGACGGGTACTCTAGAAGTGGAGATATAGTTACCGTGTTTTGATTTATTAGCTCCTTCTGCTGTATGATTACCATTACCAATTATATCTTTGCCCGCTTGTCTTTTTTCATAAATAAGGATTGGGTCGCATTTATCAGTATTACCACCTGCATCATCAATCAGTTGAGATATATGATTAACATGATCCGAATCTTCCTGAAATCTAACTTGTAATCTATCTAATTTGCAGATGTTACTAACAGATTCCGTTTGAATACAAATGAATTTTCCACTTTTAATTTGTTCAGCCAATTTTTTAACTTTATCCAAATTAATTGGCTTATATTGTGGAGAACCATTTGTTTTATTAAAATATAATGGATTATTTTTAGCATTAGCTTCTGATAAAATTTTGTGTTCTGAAACGGTCATTTGACCGTAATCCCCGTATTGCAAAATTTCATATTTTAAATTAGATTCTGGGCTTGATAACAATTTATCAAAATCCTCATTTGTAGATGAATGCCAATACCCATCGCCCACAAATCCTTTGTGGATACCAACATACATTCGGTTTGTATCCACATCGGTAAAACGATATAAATATGCGTCATATACTGAGGGGGGAGTTCCTAAATCAACTATTTTTATTGATTCAGGTTTGTTCGAAAGAAAATTCATTTAATTTAAGGTTAAGTTATTAAAAATTATTATACACTAATATACAAAAAAATTTTTGAATTTCCAAATTATACCATTGGAAATCCACTCATAGCATTATTTGTGGTTGAACGATATTGTGGTGCATTTGCTAAAGCATCCATTGATGAACCCATAGGTGCTTTTATTGTTGGCGCCCATCCTTTGGAATGATTGCTGTACACAGGTCGGAACGAACCACGAGAAGCGACTGCGGGCGATGGTTGCCCAATAGTATCCCAACCACTTTCCCACTTTTTAAGTTGAGTCCCTTCCTTAAAAGTAATCGTATCTTCGGTAAATCCGGCCAACATCTTCATCGGAGCCTGGCGAAAGATGTTCTTTCGTTCCTCACGATTTACCTCAATAAAGAGAATTGAACGGGCCTTTACCCTACAAACCTTTAGGTTCATAGTGTAATCTTTACCATTGACGGGGATTGTCACTGCCACAACCTTACTCTGCAAATTTTGTAGTTCCATATTGTTTTTTTTAACTTACATAGTAAAGATAAGGATAAAACTTCAAATTTCCAAGCTTTTTGTATTAAATTTAGGTTAAATTTATCCACATTTTGGGTTAAAACTGTCCAATTTAGTGGACACTTACCAAAAAGTGGCCCCAGTTGGTTCATATGCGGTTTCGTGTCGTTCTATTTGGGGTATAAACTCCTCAGCATTCTTTGGATAATCCCTTATTTGATGCTTTAATTTTGAGTGTAACTCTTTTTTTTCTTTTTTATTTCCCAAAATTTGAACATACCTATGTTTATCAGGTTCTTTCCTCCTCCAAAACTCCGTATAACCCTCCTTACCAATCTCTCTCTTTAAATGGTCTAAGTTATTACTACCCCACTTACTAAACACCGTCCTACTATGTATCCATGTATATGGGTCTTTTGTTAGGGATATTCCGTAATTGGGCATTAAAGCAATTTCCGATGATACACCTTGGTAAATCCAATTTGTCGCCTGATATATCTTACCCAAATGCTCTTGCCCACTATCTGCGTATGATATTAGTAGTTTTATTTCCGTATCATTTTCCTTAAACCATTTAAAAGTCTGCCCCAATGCATAACTTTCAATATTTGAACCATACCCATCATGCACAAACAATCGGGTCAATTCTAATGCATTATCTTTTGATAATCCCTCACAAATTGAAGTTGCTGCTTTTGCTCCAACAGGAAATCCGTAAATAGCACAACCAATCAGTTTTTCATTATTACCAAAAACATCCCGCTCATCACCCATATAAAATATACCAAAAGAGTATCTACACATTGACCACGCGTGGGTGTAATGGTAGGTTACTATCATATCCTTTGCTATTGATTTTGCAATAGGTGCTACTCTAACCCTGGTTACATCGCAATATTCTTTTCCTTCAATTTTCATAACTTACAATTGGATGTTTTAAATCCTTTATAATTTTTTTCTTTTCCGATTTTGAACAGGTAAAATACAAATACCTATGCTTTCGTTCAATTGGTTTATATTTTATTTGAGGATATACTTTTAATACATCAGTCAAACCACAAACTCCAATTTTGTTGTTCATAGCACGTGGTGATAACCACTGCTCTTCATCTGAAAATCGGTATTGATACATCGTTCCACTATGAGATACTTCGTTACCCTGATACATCCAATTAGTTGCTCTATAAACCAACCCTAAATGGTTTTCCATAGGGTCAGCATATGATATCAAAACTTTAATATTTGGATGATTTTGTTTTATGTATTTTATACTTTGAGAAATAGAATATGATTCAATGTTTGAACCATGTCCATCTTCTACCCACAATCTTTTTAGTTCCCACACCTCATCAAAATCCAAAGTTGGTGATATTGATTTAATACCATGTCTTGCAACAGGTGAACCATATACTACACAACCAACTAATTTATCTGAAATTAAATCAAAAAATTGGTGAGGGTTGTTTCCTCTTTCATAGATTCCCAAAATTAAAGAAGCACCAGTCCATCTTCCAGCATAGTGTTTGTTTACAATCATATCGTAAACTTCATCTTTGGTGGTGGGAATTAAATAGTAATTTGATGTATTACAATATTCTTTTCCTTCAATTTTCATTTGGTTCTAATTTGTGTATTTCTTCCAATATAACCTCCCCCACTTTTGGATATGGTTGTAGGGGATGTTTTATACTATTCAGTATCTTTTTTCTATTCTTTTTATCCAATATATAAAAATACCTGTGCTTTTTAGGTTCTCTTCGTATCCAAAATGGTTTTGTTATTACTTTTTGTATTTGTTTTGGGTCATTTGTTCCAAATCGGACAAAAGATGTTCTACTATGAAACCAATCACCATCCTCATCCCATCTAAAACTCCAACTATCAGTCCACCTTAAATTATTACCCTGATACAACCAATTGGTAGATTGATACACTGTCCCCAAATGGCCTTCTTTCGGGTCTGAATACGATATTAAAGCACGGATATGTGGTGCGTTTTTTCTCAACCAATCAAATGTTTGTGATACAAACCAACTTTCAATATTACACCCATACCCATCTTCAATCCACAAGCGGGTTAATTCCAACACCTCCGTTCTTTGCAAAAGCTCGGATATGGAAGTGCCGGAATTTCTACCCACTGGGTCACCATAACAGGCAACACCCACCAACTTTTCATTAACCCCACCGAAAAATTGATGTTCCCCCTCATCTAAATAAAATAATCCAATTGAATAACTAACTTTAGTCCACAAATGACTATAATGGTTTTTTACAATCATCTCCTTTGCTACGGATTTACTAATCGCCCTTACACAAAATTTGGATGTGTCTGAATAATTTTTACCTTCAATTTTCATTCCTTACTATATTATCATCATACGGCCAAGTCAGTATATGTTTCCAAGTATAACCCCTCACAATTTTACGAATGTTAGCAGTAGAAACACCATTGTTCCTTGCAAGAACTTTGATGTTTCTATGCCCAACACTCCACAACTCACGAATGGTTTTAACCTGCTCTTCTGTAAGTTTATGTTTGGGGTGATTTTCGCCTCGCAACATATTAAATGATCACATCCCCAAAAGGAATTTCCGGTTGCGACCTTTCAGCTTCCCAATAAGAATGTACAATCTTACCTATATCAGGCTTTTTGTAATTTGGCCCTTTTAAGATTTTACCATCCTCTCTATAAATTGGATTTCCATTTTCATCCAACTTTGACATATTGGAGCGATGAACTTCATCAAATACATCTTCAATAATATCTGCCATTCCATGTGCAAGAATTGTTCCTAATAAAATATAAAGTTGGTCTGCAAGTGCATCAGCAATACCCACTGGGTCATCTCCATCATTTGCTTCTTTATATTCATTTAATTCCTCCAACCCAAGTTTGTATCTTAAATTACAAATCTCATCTGTCTGAGAGGTTGGTGATGTTTGATATTTCTGCCGATATACATCGTGAAATTGTTTTACTTGTTCTATTTGTTTTCTCATAACTTACAATATACAAAATAATTTTTAAAGTGTCAAATATTCTCCTATGGGTTTTACCCCAACAATTCTTCTTACCTCTTTTCCATCTTTTACACCGATTACGGTAGGAACACCCCTCACACCCCATTGAGATGCTAATTGTGGGTTTTCATCAATATCAATCTTTTTTACAGGTATTGTTTTTGATACCTCTAACATTGTTGGTGCCAATGTTCTACATGGTGCGCACCATTTTGCGCTGAAATATAAATATTCTAACATTTTAATCCTATTTTTATTACAATTATAATTTTCGTCAACCATCGCAACTTACACAATTTGGATCGGTTGCTTTTATCGCAATATCACCCCTCAATACACTTTCTGTCCTCATATAATAAAGCGTTTTTATTCCTTCTTTCCAAGCCTCAAAGTGAACTTGGTTTATCCATTTTGGTGTTGCTTGTGATGGAAATGCTAAATTCAAAGAAACTGATTGGTCAATGTATTGTTGTCTAATACCTGCCTGCTTTATCAATTCCAATTGGTTAATTTCCTTAAATGTTTTGTAAACATCTTTTACCCAATCAACCTGTTTATCTTGAATAGCATTTTCGGGCATTTCCTGTATGTGCATAAGTTTACCACCTAAAAATCCCCACTTTTCTAACTCATCAATACCCTGCACCGAACCACCATCTTCCAATATCTTATCCCAAGTTTCTTTATTGTTTATACCAATTTTACGCAAAACCTTTTCTAATTCAGGATTTTTACGAATAAATGTTCCTTTTGCTGTTTGTTCCGTAAATACATTCGCAGCCCAAGGTTCAATTCCCGCTGAAATATTACCACTCAACTTTGAGTTTGATACCGTTGGTGCAATCGCCCTTAAATGGGTGTTTCTCATTTCAGTGCCAACACACCAAAGTGGTTCACCATATTCGTTTGCCAAATCCCTACTTGCCCTTTCACTTTCTATTTTTATTTGTGAAAATATCTTTCTTGTCTCAAATTGAGCAGGTAATCCCTCAAAAGAAATACCCCTTTGTTGTAAATAAGTATGCCACCCCAATACACCCAATCCCAATGCTCTACCTTTTTGTGCAGAACGAACTGAATTTTCAAACCCTCTCATATTTTTTGCTTTTTGGATAAATTCTTCCAATACCCCATCCAAAAACCAAATAGCAGTATATATCAAATCAGTATCTTTCCATTCATCATATTTAGCAAGATTTAGAGATGAAAGACAACACACAAAAGAGTGAGACTCATCCGTATGAAGTGCAATTTCACTACAAATATTTGTCATAAACACTTTTAACCCATTCTTTTTATATGCTTCTGGATTTTGTTTGTTTACATTTCCCTTATACATTATATAAGGTTCTCCGGTTGCTTTTCTTTTTTGTAGTAATTTAGACCATTTTCTTCTTGCTTCCGCATTCCCATCCTCCAATTTACGCATGAACTTATCACCAACAATTACACATTGGTGCAGGTTTAACGATTGGCGATTTACATCACCCTTTGGTTCTCTAATTTCCAACCAATCTTCAAAGTCTTTATGTTCAATGTTTAAATTAACGGATGCTGCTCCCCTACGAACTGCTCCCTGATTTGTTGCAAGGATTGTAGAGTCAAATATTTTACAAAAAGGAACTACCCCATCAGATGTCCCATTTTGGCTTATTTTAGACCCAGCAGGCCTAATCATATTTACACCAATACCCACACCACCACCATGCTTCGCTAAAAGCATCATTTCAAGGTTTTTTTGACCAATCTCTTGAATTGAATCACCAACATCTACCCCAAAACAGGAAATAGGTAATCCCCTATCTGTCCCCGTATTTGATAGGACAGGTGTTGCAAGGTTTAACCAACCCCTCCAAATATAATCAAAAAACTTTGATGCAAGATGTGGTTTATCTAACCTACGTGCGACTGCTGTACAAACTCGCCAATAAGCATCTTTTGGTTTTTCTCCGGATAAAACATACCCTTTTGATATTGTTTTGAGATATACTTCGGTATGCCCCCACGATGGATAATCAACTTCTTTTTGCCATCCTAATTCTTCTGCTATTTTATCTGCTACATTCATATTGTTTCTATAATTAAAATATATCACCCCAATCTTCACCTTCACCAGCCTTACTATAATCGGTAGGCCTCATCGCAAAGAAATCAGTCCATGTAACTCCACCCGTAAGATGATAAAACCACTCTAACTTTGATGAACTTTCTTTATCATAATCAAATATGGGATTATAACCAAGTTCAACCAACTTTTCATTTCCTCTATGCTTTATAAATTCTTTCAAATCTACTGCATTTAGATTTTCCAAATTACCCATCTCAAACATTTTATCAATGAACTTTAATTCCATCTCCACCATTAATTTGGCAGCGGTTTCGATTTCATCCCTAACACTTTCTAACAAAGTTGGGTATTCTTCACACATATGTTTAAAGAGTGTACAACCCATTTTAGAATGAAGAGATTCATCCCTTACACTCCATTTCATTTGTTGTCCAATTCCTTTTAGAAGATTTCTCATTTGAAACGAATAAAGAACTGCGAATGATGAATATAGGGAAACACCTTCTGCAAACGCTGAAAAGATTGCAAGGCTTCTA